CGAATCATAAATCTAAACACCTTAATACACTCACGGTAGATGCAATTCGGAACACTTCGAGCACATTTCTGTTTCATGCCCAAAAAAGACTTTCAAAAATGGATAAGACTATCTATAATGGGGTGTTACAGGAAGATGAAAAAAGGGGCATATTTCATTTTTTTGTGGGTGGCCCAAAGCGCGGAATTATGAAAAAGATTAATTTTACGCAAGCAGCAAATAACTTATTTTCGATGGCGCTGATGCGCAACGGACAAGCAGGCGGCGCCAAGAGTTCTCGTGAAGGCATTATTCAGCCTTCAAAGTTTGTTTGCGAAGTTACATTGGTTGGAAATCCTTTTTTCTACATTGGTCAAATGTTTTATGTCAACACCGATTTGATTAGTGGGGGTCACTTTGCCTCCAACGGCATATTGAATGGGGGTTATTATATCGTAACCGAGGTGACCAATAGTGTGCGGCCGGGTGGATGGGAGACAAAAATCAGAGGAGTTCTTCAGATTCCGGACCATGCTCTAAAGAAAGTCAAAGATCGAAACTCTCAATCTGTAGAAACATTGAGGATGCTGGAGAAAGAGGAGCGCGAAAGGGCTAAAAAAATGGCAGCACAGGGACCGAAGCCGCCCGTACCAAAACCGCAGGTCCCCCCCGGCTCAGAAGTAAAGTTGCCCTCCAGATATCAAAGCCCCCAGGGCTGGCGAGCACCAGCGCCCCCGCCTAAAAAGAAAAAGAAAAAGAGGCGTAGAAAATAATGAGGTTAAGTGATGGCAAAATTTGAAGGAAAAAATAATTTATCGAACCCCCACATGTTCGAGGAAAGGCTTCAATATAAACAAAAGGCTTTTACAGTTTACGACCCCATTCCCTTGGACATGATCTATGAAAAACCTTTTTATGGAAAAGTGGACAAAAAAGGGATTCCTATCTACCCAACAGAAGCAAACATGACTCAGCTTCCGGGTCAGGGCCTCATTTTGGCACACAATTTTGCTGCCAAGGCATTTTACGATTTAAAGGGGATGATAGATTATCATTTGAGATCTCCAACCGGCCGTTTTTCAAATCTATTTCCCAGCGGCTTTATGCCATTTTCTGCCTTTAAGAGCGTGCACAAACTATATCAAGACCACTTTGTTGGGGTGGTTTATGATGTTTTCATTAATGATTATATTATAGCTTCTAGAAAAAGAAGGGTAAAAAACTTTCGTGATTTTGTTAGCGAGTTTGTTGATTTCGCAGCTAGCGTTAACGCCATATTTCCGATTTCCAGGACTGGGTATATAATGTCACCTTTGTGCCCGCACGCAATAAGCGGCCTCGTGATTGATATTGCGGACTTAGACGCATCAGATGATGAGACTAAACAAGAGCTTTATCTATCGAAAAGTGCTTTTTCTGACTATGCTAAATTGGCCGCGGCCAATGGATTTTACGTAGATAAAAATTGCCCATGGCGCCTGGCTGTAAATATGGATCACCCCTCTACTAGCAAGAACATGAGCGCCTTCGGGACATCATACAAGAACGGCTCAGTTTTCAGAGATTATTTTTATAAATCGGAGCTTTTTTCTTTTGAAGATTTTAAAGCTCGTTTGTGGTATGGCTATAAATCCTTTTCTGAAGAAGAGGACACATCATCTTATGGAATGGTGTATGGTGTTAAAAACTGTGGCGCGCCAACTTGGGCGTCTGTCTCTGATGGTCAATACAAGACGGTTTACAAGGCCGGTACCCTTGAGTTGATATCTAATGATTATGAGGGGGAGTTTCAAAAAAAATATCCTGATTCATTTTTCTTGCCTTTTTATTTTAAACTTCGATTGACTGAGGGTAAAAAAGAACTTTCACCTCGTAAATACAAAAATCAATTAGATAAAATCATGTTTGCTAACAGGGTGATTGGTCTCGAAAAAGCGATGGAATTGTTGGAAGTTGCAAGCGCGCAGTCCAACATTTACGTACCTAATAAAAACTCCAAATCCCCACAGCGTATCAAATATTTTGGAAAAAATACAACTTCTGGCTTGCATTCTTACGAAGAACGTGATAAGGTTACATTATATGGCTTCAGCGAAGAGGAGCCAAAAGATTTTACGGTCGCAGAAGAACTTGAGGCTGAGCCAGATGATTGGCATTACGACGATGATTAAAAAAGGTAGCGCCACAAAATATGATATTTCAGACATTTGATGATAAAAAAGAGTGTATTGCCGTCTATGCGAACGGGCAGATACTCAAAGAGAAAATAAATCTTCAAGAACTTAGTCGCACTTGGGAATATTCTGAGGCCATTTCTGGCAGCGGGGTCGAATATGCTAAATATTATTGTGGTGGAAAGTCGCTGGATGAGGCATGCCCCCCTCGCCTGGAGCAGGAGTGGGAGTCAGTCAAGCGATACCTTAGTGCGATACATGAATCAACCAAAGAGGTTAAGTTGAGCTTAAGCGATCATTGCTATTTTGATCTATTGCCGCCTCATGTGTTGTTAAGGTACGGAAAAATTAAAAATGAGATTACTGCCCATGTGTTTGAAAACTATGAGAAAGCAAGTGATTACGATTTCAAACTAAGCTTAACAAAAGTCCTTACAGCAATCAAAAATCAAAAATTAAATATTGATTTAAAGCATCTGTTGTCTAGGCGTCATGAGTTTAAGGTACGTCAGTTCCTTAAGAAAATTAAAGCTGCAGAGCCCTATATTTGTTATGACATGGATGGCACAAAAACTGGTAGGCTCACTGCCTCGCAGTTCCCTATATTAACTTTACACAAAGGCTACCGAAACATAATCAAGCCCAATAACCACATATTCTTAGAAATGGATTATAACGCAGCAGAACTGCGTGTTATGATGGCATTGTTGGAGAAACAACAACCAAAGGAGGACGTGCACGTTTGGAATATGAACAACCTCTTTGAGGGCGTTCGAACAAGAGAAGAAGCTAAAAAGAGAATGTTTGCATGGCTTTACAACCCAAAGTCCCAGGACCATCTTTTAAATAAAGAATATGACAGAGACGCGGTGGTACAAAAGTATTTCACTCAGGGCGAGGTGACAACCTTTTTTTCCAGAACAATTGAGGCTGATGAGCACCATGCTCTAAACTACATTATTCAATCGACCGCCGCAGATCTATTTTTAAGACAAATGATAAAGGTTGCCGCGGCCCTAGAGGGGAAGAAATCTACAATTGCATTTTGCCTGCACGACTCACTAGTCATCGACTTTCACGAAGAAGATAAGGGCATAGCTCACGACTTGCATGATATTTTTGCCGCAACTGAATTGGGCACCTTTAAGGTAAATGTTTCATGCGGAAAGAATTTTGGACAAATGAGGGAGTGTAAGATATGAAGACAATCATTGGGCTAGGAAAGGCTGGGTGCAACATAGCAGAAAGCTTTTCTCAGTATCCTCAATATAAAATATATAAAATTGATAAAGACTTGGAAGAGTCCAAGAATTGCTTTTCTTTTCCAAAATGTAAAACTTTGGAGGAATACGAAAGCAAGTGTCCGAGTTTTAAAAAGTTTTTCAGATATGTAAAAGGGGAAGTGCTTTTTATTACCAGTTGCGGAAAAATTTCAGCCGCCACTTTACGAATACTTGAGCAGCTGCGACATAAGTGTAAAATAAGTATATTATATGTTCGACCAGATAGAACTCTTCTTTCTGACTTAAAGTTAAAGAACGATAATTTAATTTTTGGAGTCCTTCAGGAATATGCGAGATCTTCACTTTTTGAGAGGATTTATTTGGTAGATAATGTTCGCCTCTCTGAGATAGTCGGAGACGTCCCACTACGGGAGGTTTATATTAGGATTAACCAACTTATTTCCTCCACAATGCACATGATAAATGTATTCAAAAATTCAGATTCTGAACTGGAGACTTTTGATGAGATTGTGGATGCAGCTAGAATCTCAACTTTTAGCCTACTTTCATATGAAACAGGCGAAGAAAAAATGTTTTTTGATCTTGACATCCCTCGCGACAAGTGTTATTATTATGGAGTTCCCGAAGAAATGCTAAAAACGGATGGAACTTTGATGAAAAATATTTCACAACAGCTTAAAATATTAAAACAGTATGATAAAATAAAGGTCAGTTATGGAGTTTACTCGACAAGCTATGATGTTCCATACATTTATGGATTGTTGAATAGCTCGGTGGTACAAAATAATAATTTTAGACTTGACAAAGAAATAAATTTATAGTATTATAGAAAAATCAGCAGTGCGAGAGAGTTATCGCGCTGACTTACAAAGGAGAAAAAAATGGGTATTGATTTAAAAAAAATGAGAGAGCGTAAAACCGCACTTGAGAATAAGGGGGGCAATAGCAATCGCTTTTGGCGCCCGCAAGATGGAGAACAAACGATTCGGATTGTTCCCACCGAAGACGGAGATCCGTTTAAGGACTACTGGTTCCACTACAATGTGGGCGACAATCCGGGCTTTTTGAGCCCAAAGAGGAATTTTGGAGAAGATTGTCCGCTAGATTCCTTTGTCCGACAGCTTTGGCAAGAGGGCACGGAAGACAGCAAAAGGATGGCAAAGAAGCTTTCTGCGCGCCAGCGCTTTTTCGCTCCCGTAGTTGTTAGGGGCGAAGAGGACAAAGGTGTGCGTGTTTGGGGTTTTGGTAAAACTGTTTATGAGACTCTCTTAAACCTCGTGCTTAATCCTGAATATGGGGATATCACTGATGCCGAAAGCGGTACCGATCTTGTCCTTGCCTACGGAAAACCAGCCGGCGCAACCTTTCCGGTAACCCAGCTGACGCCTCGCCGCCGAAGTTCGACTCTTTGCAAAGAGCCTGAACGTTGTGCAGAGTTTCTAGAGAATGTCCCAGACTTTGAGGAGCTTTTCGCAGCTAGCCGCAAATCTTTTACAGAGGTGCAGGCAATGCTCGACGAGTTCCTTTTGGGCAATGAAGATCCTGAAGAGAACTCAACTGAGACTACCAAGTAA